TTTGTTGAATCCCATTCTACAACTTTTCCAACTGCACCTGTTGAGGCTTGTGTAATTTTTTCATCTACAACATAACTACCAGATACACCAGATAAATTAATTGCTTTTGAAGCTCTTAATGTACTTGCTGAAGCAGCTGAACCGCCTGCGTTGGGGTCACGAATTAAAGTTATTTTTCTAAAATCGTTTGCAACGGAGAAATCGCCTGAGTTACCACTTTCAGTACCCTCTAGTGATGTATTCATCATCACATAAAATCCACCTAATTCTTCGATTGCGTTTTTACCGTGTCCGCCTTTTGGTGGAATAATTACATCTAATTCTGCGCCTGTTAAATTTGTTGCACCAGCAGTTACAATTTGTGCGTTACTTATTGTAGCAAAAGTATAACCTGTTCCTGGAGTTGTGACTGATACGGCTGTTACTGCACCAGATGATACTGTTACTGAAGCTTTACCACCTGTACCATCACCTCTAATGTCAATGTTAGTATGTGTACCGTTTGTACCACCTGAACCGGCAGTTTTAATTTTAATTATATCTATTGCTCCGTCAACAGCAGCTGAAGCTACTGAACTATCTGTAGCAACTGCCATAAAGTCTGTTGATAAAAAGTTTGCTTGTTGTGAAGCAGATAGTGTGTACATAAATTTCCACTTATAATCATCTGAGGTCGTAAGAACAACTGATGGATTTGTACCTGTTGGTTCTACTGTTGAAGCAGTATTACCATCATTGTCTAAACACTTGTAAACATTTCTAGCAGCTGTTAATACATAAAATGCTGAGTCATGTAAAGTTGACGCACCACCATTTGCTGTAATAGCAGTTGTAGTACCTGTCGCATATTCTCCATAATCATGTCTGTAAATATCGTATGTTGTACCTGTTACCCAATTTCTTCTTGGAATTGCAAAGGTAACATCTGAAGCCGCAATCTTTTTAGCTGCCATAAGGTCATCAAAAGGAAAGTGTTGAGCATTTAAATTATCAGTAGGTGTCAAAGGTGCTGTATCAGTACCCTCGTTATTTGTTCTAGCGTCACCTCTAGTTGCTGTTGCAAATGCTTGAGGTCTACCAATACCAAGATACATAGTATTTCCAGAAGTTTCTGAGAAAGCTTCTTGGAATTGCTCACTATTGTGAATTCTAAATTTGTCTGTTATAATTGCCGGCATATTTTTTTAATCTTCCTTATCAATATTTATACAAGTTTCAAACATAGTTTGAATTAATCAAAATCCTTCTTTTATTTCTTAAAGGTGTTGAACCAGTGTGTATAAATTCTCCTTTAAACAACAATAGTCTATTAGCCTTTGGCGACACTCTTTGTTTTATAGTCAAGTTGTCGAGTTTCGCACCTTCTTTTTCATTATATATTATTGTATCACCATCACTATCATTTACATAATAAACACTTGATACATTTTGTTGACCTATAAAATCAACATGTGGTTCATGTATAAACTCCTCTTTACTAGAATGAGTTACCATATCAACTCTACATCTTAAAGCACCTTTACATTTCGCTGTATCACATACTTGAAACATAAAAGGTTCAAAAAACTGTCCGTATTCACTTTCTACTGCACCTGTTCTAGCATTAAAAATTGTATGACTAAAACCATAATCATTTAAAGTACCTTCATTATCATTGTAACTAACATTTTGTAAATATTTCCATTTAAAGGAAACATCTTCAATTGTTTGTTTCAAATTTTTGTGATATGATGGTGTTAAAAAATCATCTATCACTAAAATGTCATCATCTATCATAATATAATAAACCTCTTTCTAAACCATTATGGTTTAGGATATTTTGTTTTAATAGCGTTTAAAGCTGTATAAAAATCTCCACTAGTTGTTAGTGTACCATTATTAATATCGTGAAACAATTTATCCAGCTGGTCACCTATTTTAGGATATTCAACTTCTCTACTTCTTTGATATACTTTGTTATCGTAATCTGTTTGTAATTCTGTTACCTTAGCGTTTATATCTGAATCAGAAATAGGAGTTTCGCCATCAGCCCATGTTACAATTTCATTTCCTTCACTATCTAAAGCAGTTGTAAATTGTTTTGTGTCGTCTATCGCTCTAATTGCATGCCATTTTGAATACATTAATCTAATACCTCCATACAAGCTAGATATGATAATCCATTATTTTGAGATATATCAGTTTGACCAGCGTCATTACCTACAATACCTCTAATACCTGAGTGTGACCTTGTATCTCCTGTTCCTACGCAAAATTTAACAGTTTTACTGCCTGTGCCAGGAGTTGCAAAAACACAGTTAAAAGTATCAGACAAATAATTTCTAGAATGATTATGCTCATCTAAGTGTAATACTCTTGCGTTTGCTTCATCGCCTATAATCCAACAAGCTGCGTCATGTGAGTTTGTACTAGAAAAACAAGTATAATGTCCAAATACATACAAGTTACTTGAAGCGCTTTGCATTGTGTAAGCACCTTCCATTACAGCATTTGAATTATTTGGATAATAAAAATCACTAGCAGTACCAGATAATTGAGTACCACCGACACTTGACCATGTTGTTCTTGATGTACTGTTAAATAAAACTTTTGAACCTAATACTTTACTTGATATGCCTGTTAGACCTGAACCGTCTATAGCTGCCATTGTTCCTGTCAGCTCTCCAGCGTCAAAATGACCGCCTGCTAAAATATTGTTTGCGAATGCTCTTGTTATAGTTCCCATTTTAATTTCCTTTATTAATACTATTTATATGTTTCATATTAACTTAATCTCAAATATCTTATAGAAATTTCTGCTGAATTTGCTGGAGCAGTTGCAAATGTCAGCGTTGTTCCTGAAATTGAATAATCGTCTCCTGGTACTAATATGATACCATTTACGGAAACAATCACATCTTCAACACTTCTACCACTATTAATAGTAAATGTTGTATCTGAACCATCACCAGCTGCTGTAGTATTTGAGTAAGTACCACCACCTGTTAATGGTAAATATCTAATACTAATTTCTGCTGAATTTGCTGGTGCCGTTATGAAAGTTAATGTTGTTCCTGAAACTGTGTAGTCGTCTGTTGGTACTAATATGACACCATTTACCATAACTAAAATGTCATTTACACTTCTACCACTATTAATAGTAAATGTTGTATCTGAACCATCGCCTGTTGCTGTGCCGTTTGAATATGTTAATGTAGGTTTGAAATATGAAAAATCTACTTTTTTATTTTTACTTGCTGATGTATCGTAAATTAAAACTTCATCATTACTAGCTGGTGTTTCGCCTAAATCGTCATGTGTTGTTAAACTTACATTATGATAAGCAGCACCTGTTAAATGTGCGACATGACCCATATAACCATGAGCTGAACATTGATAGTGAATAGGACCTGCACTTGTAAAATCTACTTCTAACTCTGTATATGCACCTGCATTACCTGGTGTTCCTGAAGTTGTAACACCTGTTGAATATGCCGTAGATTTATCAGCATTTCTATAAAATAATAAAGGGTGACCAGAGTTTGAAGCGTCTGCTTGGTCAAACTTATATTTTCCTGGTGCCAAAATTAATGCTGGCGCTTCATGACCGTCTAATAGATATCCATTTGATGAACCTGTACCGTGATGATAATGTTCAGTTGTTTTTGAAGCAACTGTTACAACAATAGTTTTTACTACTGAATCATCTGGTGACCTAAAACCAAAATAACCTGCGTCTTGTGGGTCAGCACCTTGTAAATCTAAATCTGAACCTGCAACATAACCACCTCCACCACCTGGTTCAAAATAACCACCTGCGTTCCAAACTAAAGTTTGTCCTGCCGATATACCAGAAATACTACCTACATTTGATATGTCTGCAATAGAACTGTTTTCTGTTAATATTTTTACCCAACCACCTGCGTCTGCAACATATGGATTATTACCACCAATATCATATGCAAACATACCTTCGTATGTTGCAGCTGTTGGTAAAGCACCTGTGTTTGCAAAGTTAAATCTTAGTTTATTACCTGAACTTGTTAGGTCAATTGTGCCTGTAGCACCATCTAAACTTAAATTTGTAATTGTTGTTTGTGTGCCACCTAAACTAATTGCGTCATCACCAATAGTTACTGTTGAGTTTGCTAATTTAGAATTTGCTATAGCAGCACTAGATTTAATATCAGCATTTACAATATTTGTAATTGTATTATTATCTGAATCTATAGTTTTATTTGTTAAAGTATCTGTAGTGTCTTTTAATACGATAGTACCAGTCGCATTTGGTATAGTAACTGTTCTATCTGCTGTAGGGTCTGCTACAGTCAATACTGTTTCAAAGTCATCTGAGGTTGTTCCTTCAAATGTAAATGAATTTGTTACTTCAATTGTTGTTGAGTCAACAACTGTTTGTGTACCATTTACTGTAAAGTTTCCTGTTACGGTTAAACTTCCTGGTGTTGTAATAGCACTTGGTAAACTTAAAGTTAAAGTATCACCAGATTGAGCAGTTGTAATTTGATTTGCCGTACCGTTTACAGTAAGTGTATCACCTAAGTCAATTGCTGTGCTACCTGAATCACCTGTAAGTGTTATAGTAGAATTTGATAATGAACCGTTTGCAATATTTGTAAGTGTATTATCAGGTCCGTTAATAGTTTTATTTGTAAGAGTTGATGTTTGAGCGGCAGAAAGAACTGTACCGTCAACTGCTAGTGTCAAGTTATTACCTGAAATTGTTGAAGTAATACCTGAACCACCTAATAATCTAACAGTTTCACCGTTAGCTGATAAAGTCATTACGGTAGAACTATCGTCAGCTATTTTAATAGTACCGTTTAATGTAGTACCATCACCTATAGCTGTGTAGATTTCGTCAAAGTTTAGATTGACTTTATTAGCACCGTCACGGAGGTTATCACCATTTCCGTCGTTTGCTGTACTACCTCGATTTATTGTTAATTTTGCCATGTTTATCCGTTATCTCTTATACTATTTATAAAGTTTTTATGGTGTTGTATCATCAAATGTTTTAGTTGTTGTGTCAAATTTAGTTAATGTGTTACTAAACAAGTCTTGGTTAAATCCTGTTTGTGTAGGAAACGCATATTTCATACTAAGTGTTTTACCAACTGTGTTGGAAGTCAACAAAAATATAGGTACTGGTTGACCGTCAAGAGCAGTTTTAGTACCTGTTACTCTTAATGCATTTAAATTTTGAAATGAATTTGCATATGAACCTGCTGAACTTGTACCAAATGCTGTATTACCATATCTATTTAGTGAAGCATATCTAGGACCACCGTAAGCATAACCACTTCTTACATCATGTCTTACACCTGAATTATCTACTATGATATTTCTTGGTCTACTTAAATAATCAATTGTCAAGTCTTCTCTTGTAGCAGTCAAATCTCTTGTAGTAGAAGAAAAAGGTTCTTCAAAATCGTTACTTACATCTATTTTTTCACTTCTTAAATGTGCGTTTGCTCTTAATGATGTACCATCACTATTTGTTCCTAATCTTCTACCAAATACTGTTAAGAAAATAGTATTTGCAATTGTTAAGAATGGTGTTTCGTCTGTACCTGAAGTTACACCTCTAACAGGACCACCAGCGGTAACAGTAATTCTTGACTCAATATCTACTTGACCTGTAAAATAAAAACCTGCTGTGTGCATAGTCTTTTTAAATGCGTCACGCCATCTAGCGATTGATTGACCTACTTTAATAACATAAGAATAATCTTGATAGTATAAACTATCTTGTACTCTCATAGTAGTTTCAGAAAGTTTACCTCTTTCACTAATAAATGCACCATCTGTATCTGAGGTTGATACTACTTCTACTGAAGCACTAGAAACATCTAATTTTTTAAGTGTACATGTTCCTGATGTTGATGATGTTAATGTATCATTAATAGCAAAAGTACCTGTTACATCTTTTATTTTTAATAGACCTCTATCTGTATCAAGACTAACAATTGTACCAGAACCACCTGATGAACTTGTAATATTATTTGTTGTAAGAAATGTTCCTGATATACTTGTTACAACTGCATTATTAAAAAATCCTAATGTAGGTGGTGTTGGTGACTGTTCATAACTTCTACCTAATTCTACAGTTTTTACTTTTACAATTTTACCAATATCATCACCATATGCTTTTACAACTGCACCACTTCCTGTTGATGAAGTGACTGATACAGTAGGTAGTGATGTATATTGATTACCACCGTTTGTTAAAAATAATTCATCTATTGTTTGTAGGTCTGTAAACTTTTCTTGTAATAATCTAATTCCTTCGTATGGGTCACCTCTTGTAGTTTCTTCTTCAAGTACAATTCTATCTTCGACACCTGTAGCAGAAGCTGTGCTACCATTCTGGTCAGCAATACCACCATTTACAACTTTTACAAAACCAGCAGCGTTACCGCCACCTGTGTCTGTATTGGTAAATGTTAATAAGTCACCAATGTTATATCCTGTTCCTGCATTATCAATAATAATTTCTGTAATAGAACCAGGTCCAATTTCTTCTACTTGAAATAATGCACCCTCTCCGCCAGCAGTTAATGAAATTGTATCTGTAGTAGAGTTAAGTGAACCATCATTTGTAATATTTTTATTACCTGGAATACCAGTTATATTTGCTTTGATAAAATAATCGTCACTATCACTTGTAGTACCTGTAATTTCTTCACTAACTACAAATGTGCCTAGAATACTATCAGCATTTAAAATTAATTGTGTTACTGTACTATCACCAATTTGAAACTGTGATGTGTTTTCTACAATAGCAGTTGCACTAGATGTACTACCTGTTATTGTTCTACCAACTAATTTATTAGCGTCACCAACAGAAGCAATAACTCTTAATACTTTTAATGAATCAAATTGACCATCTGAAGCTTTAAGCATTTGTTCTCTAGGATATATTGTTTCAGAATTTTCACCAAACAATATTCTAAAAAACATTTCATGGCCACGAACAGAACCTTTTGCTCTGTACATTGACTTAATATTTTTTATTAATTTTCTTTTATCTACACCAGCTGCTGTTTGTTCAGGAAGAGTTGCTAAAAACTCATCTCTCATATTTGTTAAAAAATAACTTATGACATTATCGGGGTCCCTAAAATTAACCAAATCAACAATGTTATTTACTGGATTAGGTTTATAATTTGTTATATTTGCTTGAGCACCTGAACTTGTTCCTACAATAACCTCACCAGACACAAATTTATCTTGTGATGTAATTATTAATCTATTGTTTGTAATGTCTTCTACAAGAACTATGGCTGTTGATTTTGATGTTTGACCTGTAACAGTTTCATTTCTAGTAAATTTACCATAAGTAGATTCTTCTAAAAGTAATTTATCACCAGCGTCAAGTAATGTTCTAGCAGTATCTTTACGACTAGAGTTTAAAACTAGATTGTTTGATTGACCTGTTTCTGATTGAAGTAATATACCATCTGTGCCTTCGATAGTATCAATTGATAATTCAGCTGACTCTAAAAGTTGATAATAGACTTTAAGAAATTCGGCAAACTTAGGGTGGTCAGCAACAACGAATTCTGGTAGTTGGCTGTTAAGTATAGTTGAAATTTTATCATTAAATTTTGCCATTATTCATTAGTAACTTGATGTTGTCGTATAGCCTACGCCAGCGTCAGCGGAACCTCCTACAAATGAATCTGATTCTACAGTTATAGTAGAATTAGAAGTGTCAATTTCTATAATTTGGTCTCTAACAGGAACAACATCATTTGAGTTTGGTGTTACTGTTAATTCTATTGTAGTTGATGTAACACCTCTAATATTTGATATTGAAGCAACATTTAAAGAGTTGAGTGTAATTTGACCTGTATCATAATCAATTGTACCTTGTGTACTATTAATATATGTTCTAATACCTGAAGCAAGATAATAAAGTCTTACATTTCCTGAACCATCATCATCTAAAAACATTTCATTGTCATTACCATCAATTTTAAAACCTGTAGAAGTTAAAATACCACCACTTGCCATATTATGTCCTGAATGAGGATTAAATAATGAGTTTCTAAAATAAATATCATACTTATTAGATGATAGTAATGTAGGTGTAAATTCTTTTCTAATTTTAATTGTTGTGATATTAGATAAGATACTATTATCTACAGCGTCAATCAAACCAGTTAATTTTGAATGTCTATAAACTGAGTCGAACTTTTGTAATGTATTTGTGTTGTAATTAGTAACAGCTGTTGTAATTTCTGATTTTAAAGTATCACTTGATTTAGTTGTTGTGCTTGTATTGTATTTAACAGTTGATGTTAATAATACCGAAGTAGTTTCGGGGTCAACAATTTGAGGTGCTACTGAAGCAACATTATAAGGTTTTAATTTATTAACAATATCCTGTTTTGTTGTTTCTGTTAATGTAGAACCTGAGGCTGCCTTAATACCTATTTTAACAATACCATATCTTGGCGTTTCATCATCTTCTCCACCCCATGCACTTACCGATAATGCATTTGGATAAATTGATTGTACTAAACTTTCGTAATCTGTTGTTGTAACTGCTCTATCTTGAGCTGCATATTGTAAAGGTGCGTTATGTCTAATTGATTCATCTGATTCGCTTTCTGAACCACCTTGTGAAATTGAGTTGGTAACAATAGTAACATCTGTAAAACCACCAATATTACCTGATAAAGTAAATGAACTTGCATTATTTGATAATGTTTTATTTGTAACAATGTATTCTAATATCACTATATTTCCATCATTTACTTTCTTACCATTTACACCATCGCCAAAGTAAACTTCAAATTTACCATCTTGACTTTCTTGTATAAAATAAACTTTAGAGTCTGCGTCAACATTATTATAACCACCTGCTAATGAATATGTTTCTGTAGTTGTGTCACTAGAACTGTTTTGAATTTTTACTAATAAAGTTGAAGTATCAATATTAGCATTAGGTAAAACAAATTTTTGGTCTACATCTGTACTGTCAACAGTATATTTAAATGTAACTAGAGAGCCTTCGCAAATAGTAACATCTGAAAATTTGTAAACACCATCAACAGGTGTAGTTGTAACATCTGAATTTGTCACATATTGATATGATATATCATCAACTGTTGTTGTAAACACGGTGCCTTTACTCATAGTAACACTCGTACCTGTACCATTGTTAATTGTAATATCAATAGATGATTTTGGTGCTCTAGGTGATGATGGCGTATAACCAATCATCTTTGCTAATGATACAATATTATTTCTTATATCAGCACTATCAAGGTATAACTCATTAGTAGCCATGTTGGCTAAGTAAGCAAGATAATGTGTATTGTAAGATAAAATATCTAAAAGAATACTTAGAGAACTACCATCAAAATCATAATCTTGAAATTGTGATTGACCTTGTAAAAAAGATTTTAAGTTTAGTTTGATTGCGTCAAAATCGTAATCTGAAACTACTAGTTTATTGGACATTTATTATCTTACCCTTTGTAAAAATGTAGATACTGTTTGTGGACCTGGTACGCCCACTATATAAAAATAAATATCAACAACTAATCTATTTCTATCTTGGTCATCATCAACAGCAACATTTTGTAATTGTATTCTTGGTTCGTGGTTAATTAAAACCTCTTCTATTTTTCTTTGTAAAAATACTTTCGTCATTGGTGTAAAAGGTTCAAATAACAACTCTCTTATACCACAACCTAATTCTGGTTGAAAAGGTCTCTCATAATAATTAGTCTGCACTAGATTTCTAACTGACCTTTTGACAGCTATAACATCTTCTACTACAGTTACATCATTTGTAACTACATTTCTAGTAAAGTCTAAGTCAATATCCCTAAATGCTCTGGAATTTCTTGTACTCTTACTTTGTGTTTGTGAATCATAAACTGCCATACGGATATTTATACACTACCCGCTAAAGACATTTGGAGAACCTGCATTTAATTTAACACCACAACTATAACTATCGCCTATTCTTGATATACCTAAACTATTAACAAAAACGGTTGTACTAGCTGCTGATAAGTTTGTTGAATGAGGCACACATAATACAAAACCATGTGGTGTGTTAGGGTCTGTTAATCTGTGAACTGATATTGAGTTTACAAAAACATTACCTGAACCTGAAGCTGCTTCTCCAGGACTACATGGTGGGTGATTTGTATGACTATCTCCTACTCTACTAACGGCTGGCATGTTTAGCTTTTAAAGCCTCTCTTCTCTTTTCTTGTAAAATTGATTGTCTTAACTTTCTACCAATTGGTATGATTATAGAATGACACATCTCTTTACCTTTTTTACTGATATATTCAACACTTATTTCTTTATCTTTAAAATCGCCTTGTACGGCTCGTGTTGCTTTCTTTAAACTAATCTCTTCTTTTTCTTTTTCAACACCATCTGCGTTCCAAAACTTAAATAATCT